GATTGTGTTCAGGATACATACACGCACTAGAACTATAAAATAATTTTCGTGCTTGATGTTTGGTTGCTCGTTCTACAATGTTTAGATTAACCAGTGCAGAGTTGTGCATAATATCAGCATCATTCTCTCCAGTAAACACAAAACCCGCACCACCCATGTCGGCTGCTAATTGATAGATTTCATCATAGATTAATTCACCAGTATCTGTCTGGTCAAAATCGCCATAACCTAATGATTTTTCTGAAAGTTTGTTTCTTTTTATCCCATCTGGGTAAGTTTCAAACAAGTCATTACAAACCAATTGGTCACGAAGGTCACCAATAACAAAATCATCTGCTGGCGATTCATCGAATTCTGGATATTTAAGGTCGCAAACCCTAACCCAATGTCCTTGCTCCTTCAACTTCTTTACCAGATGACTTCCTATGAAACCACCACCACCACATACTAAAATTGTCTTTTTCATACCGTTTGACCTTCCATTGCTTTACGGATTTTTTCTAAATCAAATCCCGATTTCACTCTTTCATCATAAGTTGCCTTATCTTTTGCGTACAACTCTGGGCTTTCTTGTAATTGATGCATTTCATCCGCTTCTGGGTGATTTCCAGGCACCCATTCGTGACGAATAATACATATGCTTGCAATGCTTAGTTTACCAAGTTGTGTACAAATAGTGGTTGTGTCATTGTCTGCATAAAGAGATTCATATTTTGGGTAATAAAAATTACCGATTGCTTCATATAATTTACTACCAATAATTGGCAATGTCATTAATGAATCTTCCACTGGACGTAACCCATCATGAAATTTTATTGCACCATCAAAATCGGGGAAGCAATGTTCAAACCCCTGAAATATAATATCATCATAACCTTCAAGACACGGAATCATGTCATCGCTTGTTAACAACATAACATCAGCAGATTCGCCTTCCATATCTGCATTACATGCCTCAATTTTATTCTTGGATTGCCCGTAGTTGTATTTTAAATCTACATCTAAGTTATCTAACCACTCTCTCATCTCGTCAGTATTCATGGTATCGTCGTCGTCATCCATAGTGATGACAAAACGAACATCATGCTTCTCTGAGAGATAATCAATATGCTTTTGTAGCACTTTTTTAAATTTTTCGGGGCGGTTTCTGGTTGGAAACTTAATCAATAACTTGCTCATAATAAAACTCCATATTATATTTAGTATTTTTTACCAATGTGATATTTGGGAACAAGTTCCCATTCACCTTTCTCCTTGTGAGAAATTATTTTTATCTGTCCAATAGATGCAGCCGGTTCACACTCCCACTTATCATCTGCTAACTCAACTAATTCCCATTCTTCCAGTAGGCTAATAATGGTGTTTCTTCGTGCAAAATCGTTTTCAGACATGTCAGATGGAAGACCATCAAGACCAAATAATTCTTTAAAATGCACAATATAATACCTTCCTTTCTTATGAAGGATGTGGCATGATTGGTATAGTTTTTTATCTTTTCTTGAAGAAACCCCGATTCTAGTCAAGGTTTCTTTTACTTTTAAGAAGTCTTCGTCTTGGGCTAATTTAATCTCTACTAAGTCTTCTGCCGTAAGTCTTTCGTTTCGCTCCATTTTATAATTACTCCATATGGTTTCACAGTATGTACCTTATGTATAATAGAAGCAGACTAAAAAATATTATCTAATACTACTACCGCCTATGCTCAATTCACCTTTCATTTTATTTATATCATCTCCAGTCAAGATGTCAAGTACATCATACGCTTTACTATTAGAATACCCAAAATAATCTTTAACTACCTGCAAATCGTCTGGTGTATTCTTTTTTAACCACTTACTAAACCTTTTTCGTCTTCTTACAGAATGTTGTAAATAATCAAAGTGCATCCTTTTGTCTATGCCACAAAAGAAATTCATGTTATTAGATTGTATAATTGATTCAGGAAAATAAGACATCCCCTTATTGATTATAAAAGGTATATACTTTTTTAGCACGTACTCATAATCATCGTCCAGTTTATCCATTGCAACCTTTGTGTGGTTTATGGCATTTAGATAATCACTCAATTTCATGTGTCTATCACCGCTAATAGTGTTGACTCATGAACGATAATTGCATTCTCCGTTGCGATTTTTGCCGACCTATCCCATAAAACAACATCACCCACACTTATATCGTGTGTAACATCCGGCCCAATTCCTGTCACAATTGCCATAATGGGTTTAGTTTTATCATTGGCTGCTTTTCCAATAACAATAATACCTGAATCAGTTGTTTTTTCACTAATCTCTTCACATATTATTATTACATAATCGTTTAGTGGTTTTATTATCACTTGAAACTACACTCCATCATCAGTTCTGTACAACATGCTGTCATGTTTATTTCTTGGTCTGCTACAAATGCCGCCTTGTACTGATATTCTGCAATAATCAATATGGCAGCAGGTATACTTTGCGGTTCAAGATTATCTGATAGACTATCATAGATTTTCTTAAAGATTTGTACTTGGTCGTTGTCTAAATTATCAACAACCCACTTTCTAACTTCTTGAAAATTTTTACTCTTCATCGATGTCATTAAGTCTTTAATCTTAATGTTTTCTATATCAGCAAGAATGCCGACATCGATTGTTCCTGCAACTGCATATCTTTGCAATTCATTAATTATTCGTCTGAAGTCTGGTACATAACGAACTATTAATTTAGCAATAACTTTTTCTTCGTATGGTACACCTTCACCTTCAAGAATAGAAGTGACTCTCTTCATGAATTGAGCGGACATGTTTGACATGTCCTTTTTCCCAAATTGAAAATGTATACATGTACATCGTGAATGAATTGGTTCAATAATTCGATTTTTAAAGTTACAAGTCAATATAAATCTGCAGTTACTTGCGAATTCTTCAATAAACCCCCTAAGCGCCGGCTGCATACTCTGTGCGTTAGCATAATCAAACTCATCCAAAATCACGACTTTTTTGGAGCCTGTTAGCGACACAGTGCTAGCAAAACCACGAATTCTTGTTCTCAGAGTGTCAATGTTTCCGTCTTCAGAACAGTTAATCATCATCCAGTCTGTTTCAAGTTCATTGCATAAAGCCTTCGCAACAGTGGTTTTACCACAGCCGGCACCTCCTGATAGGAGTAAATTTTGAGATTCTCCTGACTCAGCCATATCTTTAAATGTTTTCTTCAATCGCTCAGGAAGAATGCATTCTTCAATGGTTGCAGGTCTATATTTTTCAACCCATAGATATTGTTTATTTTCAGTCATTGTCATTGTCATCATTTTAACTCATCAGCAATTATTTTGGACATTGTATCTTCATAAAGTATCGTAATTCCAAGTGCACAAGCAAGATAAAACTCTGCACAAGCACCTTGACTCATTTGCCAACCTTCTAGCATGTAAATCGCATCACAACTATCACATATTGCATCTAAGTCACGCTTCATTATTAGTCTGTTTGCATCTCTATGAATGTTGTTTGTGTCTGGGTCAAAATCGCTCGGAGTGCAATTTAAATCCTGAGTTTCTCTTGAATTTTCATCCAATGTTGCAGGGTTAATGACATTCCACCCCAATTTTGACATCATCTTTTCTGCTCTATCAAATGCTTCATAATTCCAATTAGGTTTTCCCCTCATTGGACCGGCAATATATATTGTTTTACCCTTCATCGTATGTTGAATCTGGCTCCATTGCTACCCAGTATGTCAAATCCTTATTTTTGTTCACGAATTTCGCAACGCTATTTTTACAAATGTCTACATTATAATCACCACTCAACATTTTTAAGTTTTCTACTTTAAAGAAAAACTCAAATGTACTTTCACCATCATGGTCACCAATCTCCATCGCATAAGTATTTGATGAGGGGTCTTTTCTGTCTTGAACAGTTAAAACAATTTTATTGTTTTCAGATGATATCTTTAAATCTGGTAGTTGTAATACCGATGCAGACTTTTGAATTTCATTGAAATCATATTCAAATAACTCACAAGTAACCACTGCTTTAGGCATTTTAATTTCTTTTGTAATTGTAGTTAGTAATTGTGGTTCGCAGTAATAATATACTACCTTTGCACCATTTTCACCTTCAATAGTTACACATTGTTCATCAAATTTAAATACTGGCGATTCAAAAAGGGAAACTGTACCAAGAAACTTAGTTAAATCCCAAATCCCAAATTCCACAGCAAATGCTTCTTCCACTGTTGCTTCTGCTAGAACATTTTTGTAATTTGAAATTGTTCTAATAGTGTTACCTTCTTTTACAAGAATGTTTGAGTTTATAGTAGAAAAGTTTTTTAGCAAGTCAAGAGTGTCACTTGATATGCTCATTTTACTAGCCGTTTTTGTTGTCATGTTTTAATTCTCCATTAAGGTTATACCGTGTATTATACCATGGGGGCTTGAAGCAATCAATTATCATTCCACCCTATATAATCACCAAATTCATCATATTCATCAGGGTCACAGTTATGAATCATATCTCTGATTACTCTTTTATCATCGTAGCGGGCCTTTCTTTGTGTGTTCTTTTTAGCCTTTCCAGTCTTTTTAAATCTTACCTTTGACTCTTTGTTAGTGTCGTGTTTTGACTTTTTCTTACTCATTTTTAAACTACAATGTCAACCATCTCTCCTAGTCTGCTATTAACCATGTAATTAAACACCTTGGACTTATCACCAACCACTGGCTTTGCCCATTCATCAAGTATTTTGTCTTTTTGTTCCTGAGGAATTTCAGACATATCAATCATTGTTTTATTTCTAATCCAGTTCTGAATATATTTAACATCAGTTTCATCAAAATTTAATTTACCTAATTTGTATTGCTCGATTGCTTCGTTAAGTCGTTTTTTGGTCATGATTGTTTGTTTTTTATCTGGGTTAATAATAGCATCATCATCAGATAAAACATTGGGGATACCATCAGAGGAATCTCCCTTTACCATATGCTCAACTAAAAAACCCTCAGGGTCTTTACACACAATCATTTTTTTCTTGTTGGGGCTATACTGTTCAACATTAGGAAATCTTTGTAA